GCCAAGGCGTACCTCTCCACTAGAAACAAGACCTATCACATCCTTAATCCAAGAAACAATACTTCCGAATGGACTTACCAAAGCGAGAAGAATTTTCCCCACATTAACCTTAATGTTACCAATGTCTACCGTGCCGTCTTCATTAAGACCTAGGTTTTCATACACAAATGATTTTAATGTTTGCCATTTGTCCTTAATCCATTTAATCCCTGTCTTGATACCAAACCATGCGGTATGATCTAACTCTACCGTGTATGACAAATCCGCATTCTTGCGAACGATACCCATACTGCCAAGACCACCTTCGTAAATCTTGTCGATGGCTTCATTTTTAGCCATTGGGTTGTTGTTCTCATCATACAGATTGTCTAATATTTTTCTAAATACGATATTCGCAACAATGGCGAATGTTACTGGTAACGCAATTAACGCAAGTCCACCAGCAACCGTGGCTGCTCCAGTAGCAAGACCTAACGATTCTGCTATTCCTTGAGCAATCAAAAGCAATGAGTTGCCAAGACCAAATTCCGCAACCTCTTTGATAGTACATCCAAGGACTTTAGCAGATATTGATATCGCAACACCTTCAAACAATGCACCGATGGCTTTCCCAGCAAGTGTTAAAACGCCCTCTGCAAGAACCCACTTTCCAATCTTTGTAATGGTAATTAAGCCAATAAAAATAGCTATGTCTTCGATAGTGATTTCGGAAAGGAAATCCTTGATTGCTTTGAATACCTCTTCCTTATTTTCGGAAAGATATTTTACAAATGCTACAAACGCATCTTTGATGCCTTGCATCCATCTGTGGAATGCAGAGCCAGCCATCGTCCAGTCGATATTCTCAACGGCTTCAACAAAGAATGATGCAAGGTTTGTTCCAAACGTAGTAAAATCAAATTCCTCTGCAAATGAATCGAAGAAGTTCAAGGCAGTATTGATTGCTCCGGCAACTGTTCTTCCAAGAGAAGCAAATACGTTATGCTCTGGATCACCAGAAAACAATCCGTTAAGGAATTCTGCAAGTCCAGAACCGAATCCTCTTGCCTTCTCGTAGATAGAATTCCAGTCGATGTTATCCATAGCGTTCTGGAGTGTCTTGCTGATATACTCACCAAGTTCAAAAAGATTATCGATTTCACTTTCAAACAATCCCTTTGTTTTCTTAATGGATGCCGTAACATCATTAGCACTACCAGCTCCACCGCCACCGCCAGAACCGCCAGAACCACCGCCACCAGAACCACCAGAACCGCCAGAACCACCGCCAGTTTCCGTAGTAGTCAGTACGTTTAGTTTGTCGAAGCCTTGTAATTGCTTATTTAATTCTTTTACTTTTTCTGACGCTCCATCCGCAGCGTCACCTACTCCACCAAGCGAATCACCTAGACCGTCTGCCATCTCTTCAGCACCGCCTAAGTCATCACTTATTGCTCCAGCACTTACATCTAATTCCCATCCGAAGATTTTGCCTAAAGCGTTAAAGATTTTCTTGGCAAACTCGATTACCTTTGACAAGAAATTGTTCATGGCAATCAAGGCTGGCTTTAATGCTTGGATTAAACCTTGACCAACAACCGCTCCCAACGCCTGGAATTGCTGTTTTAACACTCGGACTTGGTTTGCCCACGTTTTGGAAGTCCTCTGGAAGTCTCCCTGTGCCATGCCAAGTCTCTGCATGACATATTCATACCGAAGCATCGTCTTTTCGGCAGCGGTCATGCTTGCAATGTTGGAATCGATGCCTTGCTTCATTGCCCACTCTTGAAGTGTTGCTTGCGTTAAATCGACACCATACTGCCGTAGCGGTCTGGTCTGACCAGCAAAAATACCAGACTGCAATGCTCGTGCGACATCTTCATGGTCTTGGTCATAAAACGATGCCAAGTCACCAGTCAGCTTTGTAAGATTGATGGACATATCTGCCATCGAATTCGACAATTCGTTATATCCGTTTATCGCACCAGTAGGTGTTCTAAACTGCGACAGATATTCATGAGCATTTTTTACTTGCTCATTAGTGATGCCCATCGCAACACCCATTGACTGGTATCGTGCTGCGAATGTCTTTACTGACAGTTCATTCAAACCAAAGTCTCTGATGGATGTCTGAGTAAACTCATCAACCTTCTGAGCAGCGTTCCCAAACGTAACATCAATTACGTTCTGGATCTCAGTCAAATCCGCAGCATACTCGATCGCACCCTTGAGAAGTCTAAATGCACGAATCAGCATGAAGCATGAAGCATAAACCGTACCGAACGCACCAGCTATGCCAAGCATCGTAGACTTAAACGAAACGTTCTGCGCTCTTATCTGACTTATGGTAGCAGATAATTGCTTGTAGGCAACACTTGTCTTTTTCGCTCCGTTAGATGCCTTGTTTCCAGAAGAACCAGCACCTTTGAGAGCATCATTTACATTCCGAAGTCCATTGGCATTAATTCCGTTCAAAGCACCTTTGAGAGTGTTAAGTCTGTCTGTTAAGACTTCTAACTGCTTTGACGCACCCTGTGCATCGGATTGTATTTTAATGTTTAAAGTATCAATACTGTTTCCATTTCCAGCCATATCGTCACCACCTCTCTGGTGCTGAAATATAGAAAAAGCCGATAGGCTATGACACACTATCGGCTTGCTTTTTCATATTATTCTCAATCTCCCAATTTGCTTTCATGACACCAAGCTGTGCGAATAGGTAATTGACCTTCTTCTGGTCTTCTCGACTCATAATCGTGTTTTCTGGATTCTCTTCATCCACAATGGTCTTTTCACCTATTCTGACATGACTAGAAGTTTCTTTTTCGGAAAATGGCCTATCTGGATATTCCAGTTTGGACTTTTTCCCATTGAATCCCTTGTCAAGAGCTACTTGAATTGCATGGAGATTATACAGATTGTTAAGCCATAAATCTTGGTCTGCTTGCTTTCTGCGTAACTCATCTGCCTTGACATATGCCCTAAGTATTTTAGGATTCATATTCCAAAAATCATTCCATGATATTCCAATCAATATTGCTCTCGGAATCCATTCTTGTTCATATTCGGCTTTTAAAGTCGGATATATCTTTACTTCTTCGGCTTGGTAGCTGTTGATTTCGGCTTCTGGTGATCCTGTGGCACTTTCGGACTGTTCGCCTGTGCCATTGCTTTGAAAAAACCAGACTCTTCAATCTCCTTTGTCATTGCTTCCATAATGCCAGTCATGTCTCCACCATTGATGAGATGTGCTTCAATCTCATTTCCGGCAAGCGTAACATCTCCACAACACAGAGCAAAATATGCACGAACCGCAGATACTGGTTTCTTGTCGATGTCATCCATCGAGAATCCTATATCTTCCAGTTCGCAGACTGTGTTAAAAGTAAATGGGATTGCGTTATATTCTTTTCCGTTAATCTCAAAAGTGTTTTTTGCCATGATAAAAATCTCCTTGCCCTTCCCCTAAAAGGGGCAAGGGGCAGTCCGAAGACCGCCCCAGTTTGCTAATGAATATTGACTTACGCTGCCGGTCTGGATGCCGTACCAGTTGTGAAATCAACAACGGTACAACCGATTTCTACTGTAAGCAACTCGTTCTGACCCATTTCCGGCACAGGTAATTTGCTCGGAAGTTCTACAGATACAAAGAACGCATTTGTAAGTGACGGATGATAAATCTCAATCCATGTTGCCTTGCCAGCTGTCTTTGCAGTCTGTGCTGCGGTAAACAATGTTGCCCACTCTGTTGCAGTATCGTTTGTGTAGTTTACTGTGATGGAGAAGTCTGAACCTGTGTCTGCTCTACCAGCAATATACTTAGTCACATCATCTTCCAGAGCTGAAGCATCAATCTGCTCAACATCCAGAGAAATACCGCCTACTGCATTGATTCTGCTCAGTAATGTGTAATCAGCTGTCGGACGAGTTCCAGCAGTTTCTTCAACCGCATAACCAACCAACACGCCAATGGTGCTTAATCCTGCTGCTGCCATGATTATTTCCTCGCTTTCTTTGCATAAAAATAGCAAGGCCAAATGCCTTGCCTAGTTCTAATTTAATTTATCGTCTGCTCCAATCAAACGCCTTGCTCTGACAATTCCACGATAGACATTTACGTTTTCTATCACATATGTCGGCAATGCGCTGACATTAAAGCGTAACGCTTTTAACTGTGTCACAACCTCGGTCATGACAATCGTGCAATCACGCATGGAAGTGTTCGTAGTAACATCCACTTGAATCGTTTCCAAAACTGCGTTTATGCCTGTGTTATCCAAATCCATGCCAGTCTCAAGACTTGGCAATTCATGGATATAAACTGTCGGGAATACTGGATCTGTATCCGTCTGGCTTGATGAAGTGCAGAAGATATTCGGATACTTGCCAGATAGATTTCTTACGATTCTGGTCTTCATAATCGTAAAGATTTTTGATTCCAGATTTCCAAACCAATTATCAGTTGCCATTTCCGAATACCTCTCTTGCTATCTGATTCATTTGCTTGCGAATCTCCAACGATGCTTTATACACAGGCATGGTAGCTTCAGTACCATATGACCTAACATATGTGTCGCTACCTTCTGGCTTGTAATACCAAAATCCCGGAACAGGAACGTGCGTCTGCCCTGGATAAGTACCAACACCCATTCCAAACTCTTTTGCCTTTGGATGAGCTTCTCCATCGTTATATCTGACACCAGCACCGAATTCCCAAAATAGGATATCTTCACCAGACACTGCAAGAAATCCTGTGACAGTTCCATTCTTCCCAGTAACTCTAATAGCAGTTCCATGAATCGTACTACTATCTCCTTGACCTTCAATCGTCTGGTCAATTACTGGGATTCCGACTTCCGCAAGCCTTTGAACAAATAGCTTGTTCTTCTTCTCTAGGTTTCTCTTATACTTCTTTATCTCCCGAATAGCTTGATTAATACTACTGGTAGACAATCTCATATTAATATCGGTCATTCATGGATCACCGCCCTAAGAAGATAACGGTCAAATCCAAGTGATGGTACGATTTTTACAACCCGATAATCCGCAGATGATACATCTACCCTTGTCTGCTCGTCATCCTCATACTTGACTTCGCTCGTTCGCCAGATGTAACTCGTTTCCTTGATTGGTAAACTGTTTCTTGGCATACATAAGACTGCGTCATAATCAGAATCATCGACACCATATTCTTTGGACACCGTTCCACCAGAAAAGAAGTAAGTGTCTCCAGAGAATGCAAGATTGCCAAGGAATTCAATAATCTCATCCTTGCTTTCTGTCTGGACATGACCAATCTCATAGTCACCTGTTTCCAAAGGTACTTGCTCACCGTCAATCTCGATATATTCAACCTCGCCAGAATGATCTGTTTCGTTGACTGGAGTTTTTTCATTGGTCTGCAAAAGATATTTCAGTTTTTGAGCATCCTTTAACGCCAATCGCTCAACTCGCATATCCATCACCTACTTAGAGTAGCAACTTCTGCTTTTGTCTCATCAATCCGTTTGTGTGCCGATTTTACAGACTCTTCGACCTTAATCAGCCGTTCATTGTGTTGCAAAATATCTCTCCGCATTGAAGACACATCGTCTTTGATTTCCCGACTTACACTGGCTATGTCATCCAGTTTCATATTTACCCTTGTATCGTTTTTTACTCGCTCTTCAAAATTGTGTGTTGTTGCTCTTTTGTCATTTCTGGAATTCCAAATAACGGAAAATACAAATGAGCCAACACCTATTAAAAAAACAAGCCATTGCACCCACATTGGCATCATTCCAATCCCACCTTTTCATAAAAATGTTCTGCTACCCACCACATCACATCAGAACGCCCTGCTAAAGCGCACAACCGACTAAAAACGTGCGATTGGAATTACGTTTGCAAACAACGACAAACGAGATGTGTAAGATCTAGTAACGCTATTTTCGGTATGACTCTGTTCAAAGTCTTTGCCGATTTGGTTGTAGTCAAAAAGAGCAATATTCCTAATTACTGCAAAGAATTGCTCCATGTCACTTTCAACCATTTCATCCGTATAGGTGGATGGATAATGTCTCGCCACTTTGACTTCACGATATGCGTTCCTCGTCTTGGCGGTAAGTGCATCTTCGGAGAATCCAACATCGCTTTCTAATTCAATTTTTAAATCTTCAACGATTTCAGCAATCAGTTCATCCATGATTTACTGCTCCTTTTTGGGTCTACCAGCTTTCTTAACTGGCTGTTTTTCATTTTCGACTTCTTTCTTTTTTGGCTTAACAGAAGCAGTGGCGGATTTTTCTTTCTCCGCCACTTTCTTCATATGCCGATGAATCATCATACCCATACGTTCACCTCAATTATGAAATCGCAATTTTGATAACCTTGGACTGGTCATATACATACGGAGCAAACAGCTTGGATGCCTTGATGTAGTTCATCTCGGAAAGGATGTCACGATCAAACTCTACCAGAGTGTTTCTCTTCATAAAGATTGCAAGTGCGCCCGGCTTGATGATATATGCCGTAGCACCTGTGGTTTCGGTTTTTTCATAATAGTCACCAAGGTCTGCTGCAACCGGGTTTGCAACAGCTTCATATCTTCCATCAACATCTCTTACATAATATGTCTTGCTAGCTGATACAGAGCTATCGCTTGTCTTTGCAAATGTAGCGGTCTTTGCAGATGCAAGTCTGTTCATCGGGACAACCTGGCATCCATGAACCATACCGATTGTTCCACGCAGAATTGCGTTTGCTCCGATTTCGGTATTCGGAATCCAGAGTTTGGACTTGCGCAGTCTAGCATAGAATGCTGGCGGAATAGCAATAACTTTCTCACCGTCCAGATCCTCTCCAAACTGTGTAAGTGCATCAGCTACTCCGTCTGCCGGATCTGCTGTGCCGGAAGTAGAAATAGATGCTGTAAGAGTTGTGTTGCTGCCCATATTGTCGATAAGGTCTGATTCAACCTTGTCATTGATTGCAACAAGAACCTGTTTCGCTGCTTCAGCCGCAATATCGTTATTGTAGCCGGACAGAAGTGCTTCATCCGAAAACTCAACAGCACGACCAATCTTGGAAACCTTTACTTTTCTGGTATTCTGAGTAAGTTTGGAAATCGGAATATCCTGGCCTTCTGCAACTGCCTGTGCAGCACCTACATACTGATACTGCGGAAGTGTGATCTCGTCACCCGGACGGCCTACAAGCGTATTGTCGATGTGAGCCAGCGGAGAAAGACGAATGTTGTCTACAAGTTTCTTGTCAATGTAATCTGCAACCACCTGCGGATCAAGCAGGTCTGCCAATAATGTTGCGTTAGTTCCAGCTGCCATAATTAATTACCTCTCTTTCTTTATTGCAACCATTTAGTTTTTGCCCTTTAATCGGGCATATGCTTCGGGATTTTCCCGGTATAGCTTCGTTAATTCGTAAAGATTCATACCGTCAAATTCTTCTTGCGTGATGATTTTTCCACCAACACCAGCACTGATTTCTGGCCTTGATTTAATGAATTCGGCTTCAAAATCTTTCTGCTTTCTGGTTTCAACCTCTGCCAGAATTTTCATTTTGGTATCGAATTCGTTGTCAGCTTCCGCAACAGCCATGCGAGATGCTTCGTCCTCGGTGAACCCCATAGCCATATAGGACTTTTCCAAGGTCAGAATGTTCAGCTGCCTACGCATCTGTTCGTTCTCTTCCTGTCTCTTGGCTTCCTGTTCAGCTTTTTCGGCATCAGCGATCTCTTGTACCGACTGTGTTGCTCGAAATTTCTTCTTCCAGTCAGCAGCTTCACTCGATGCTTTGTTCTTCTCACGTTCCAGCTTCGCAATTTTCACAAGCAATTCCTGTGTAGATGGAATTTCCTCTTTCGGTTCTTCCTGTTTCACTGGCTCGGTTTTCTCGACCGTCTGTTCCTGTTTTTCTTCGACAACTTCCTTGTTTTTCATTTCTTCTGCCATAGTTGACACCTCTTTCTGTCGCTTACCGTCCGACCGACTTCGCTCTGTTTTGTGACTTTTCTCTAGTCATTTACCGCTCGTTTACGTCTTTCTCTGACGGATTTTTTAACGTGCTTTTCTGCACAAAAAAGAACGCACCGAAGTGCGCTCTGTAAAAACTTTATTTACCGCATATAGCGGATTTGACATCTGCAATTAGAGTATTCCTCTGGATGCTCTGGCAATGTCGTATAAGGACTAATCATGTCCTTTGGGAAAAGGCATTGTGCTTCTCCAACATGAAAATATTCATCAATCGGCAATATCATGTCATTCATCAAATTGTGAGTTTCACGCTCACGCTTATCTTTCATGCCAATCCATTGTTTTCTTGTCATTCCACGATTTCTGGCTTCTTGAAACTCTGTACCATTCATAATGGTATTTGCTTCATTCTCCGAAATCAAAATCACTCTATCCTCGGAGAAATACCATTCATCATTTTCGTTCCGTTTGGTTGAATCTGTAATGTCTCTAGTCATCATTTCCAGATATTCAACTTCTGCAATATTTTGAGCAATCAGATTATCTAATAATTCCTGTCTTGCTTCTTCGTAAAGGACAAGGCCGGTTGCTAATCCGATAAGGATCAGCAACAACCAATTTCTAAGTGGCTCTTCCATTTTTCTTGCCACTTCTTCCCTGTCCTCTATCTGCTGTTCCGTGAGATACATATCCCCGAAATAGGTTTCATACGGTTCTGACCGTTTACGTTCTTCTGGAATCTCAATCAGACTTAAAGTATTCAGTTTGTCGAATTCCAATAAAGCCATTCAATCACCTACTTCTCGTTGTTGTCTCTACGGTCTTTTTCTGGATTTTCTTCCGGCACTTCCTGTTTGGAGTTTCCGTCCAATGTAGGTGAATTGCTCACCTGTGCCGAATAGTCCATGCCAGACACATCCTTTACCTCGGTCTGTGTCTGCTGTTTGTCATATATGCTAGACAGATACCGTTTCATGTACGGTTCGGAATCGGAGATTACCTGGTTTGGATCGTCAAACAAGTTGATTGCCTTAATCATGCTTGCCGGATCAATACCATGCGATACTCCAGTAGCAAAAGCGTTAACCTTGATAGTCAGCTCATAATTTTTCTGACGCTTGATATTCGGCTGAACATCTGTATATCTCAGCTTCAACAGAGGACTGTTAGAAGGCACATATGGAGACTTTTTGATGATAGCCAACATCAGTCTTGCTTCTTGCATTTTGGCTGATTCTGTGTAGTTCTGTTGCTTCTGAGCCAACATTTCTGCCATCGTCCATCCAACCGCATCGGACATTGCCACTCCAGTAGCAGATGATGTCTTGTCCGTTGTCTGCGGAACGCCACTCTTCTCCAGAATCCATGACCGTCTTGCCGTGATATTACTCAGCATCCCGTTGAAATCATACGGAGCTACCAACGGTGTAATGAACGGTTTCTTGCCGTTCTTCGTGGTGTATGTCTGAACCCAGTCATTTGACTTGGGAGTAATTATCTTCTGCGTTTTGTTACCTTCGGAATCGACCACTTCCTCAACAGGGAAGTCAACATCGTTCGTGTGCCAGATTGACTGAATAAGCTGTTCCACTCCGTTTGAGTAGTCAGACACCATAAGGTTCAAATTGTCACACTCTGACAGCATCCGCTCAAAACATCCCATCCTGTCATCCGACCGAATGTACTCAACCATCGGTATCATGCCAAGCGGATTTTTCTCACCGCTGCGATTGCCAAAACCGTACTCATTTACAGTCTCTCCATTTACAATCTTAGACATTCCTTCAATCTCGTATCTTCGATCTTTCGTAAACACCGTAAAATACATATTTCTGTCCAAGTCATATCTGAAAGTGACTCCCATCATCGGTCTGGAATCAATGTAATAGTTTGAATACACGATAAATGATGTACGAGGATCTAATACCTGGTAATCAAAAAAGCTATCGCCTTCAACCCACTCACGCTTAATGTCTCCAATCACACAACACTGACCACAGATTTCAATAAATCTCGCAAGTCTCTGCGTCTTCTCTCTGACAAATTCAGACTCATAGCACTCGTTAAACAGAGAAATCGCAGATGGCTCGTCTTCAACTATTCCAGAATCAGCCGTTCCTCTTGCTACAAACGTGATCGCATTGCCATAGTTATATGCAGTCTTGAATTCCGTAATCTGATTTGCGATATTGTCAACACACTCAACATCAATATCTGAACGATACGCCTTTTCTCTCTCAATTGGCTGAATTCCTGCTTCGTAGTTGATTAGATAATCACATGCAGAAGCATTCTCAGTGTGGATCACCATCGCATTAATGAGTACGCCAATCACATTGTCGGCCGTGATTTCTCTCTCGTCCGTATATATAACCTTCCGGCCATAGTTTTTAAGTGTTTCGTATATGCTCATCGCCAACACCTCGGCAAACAAAAAAGCACCTACGAATCCGCAGATGCTTGAATTTCGATTGTTCGTTTTTGAAAAACATTGTTTTTCAATTTTGACTATATAGCAAAAATAACGGACATATCGGACAAATAGTCAGTCAATTGTCTTTTTATCGATATATCTTTCATATGTCTTTCTGACACTATCCTCAGTATTCCCACCGCCAATCTTTACGGCTATTTGACCCCATGTCATGTGAAGAACAAAACGCATATTTATGATTCTTCGGATATAGCTATCCGATATCGTTGACAGAAACTTCTCTATCTCGACAATCTCCGTATTGATTTTGTTCTGCAACCACTCAAGTACCTCTTCTTGCTCTTTGAGTAATTTTATTTTTTTGTGATATGTCATCTTTAGTCTTTCATACTGACTAGATGGATAACCTTCAATCACAAAACCTTGTGTTCCACCCAGTCCACCGTAGACTTTATCTTTGACTGTACCATTTACATGGATTTCTTCCAGACTACTCTCAGTCCTTTTTATCTCTTTTTTCAGCTTTTCGATTTTCTCAGCGACTTCGATAGATTCTTGTTTTAAGTCCCAATACTGCTCCATCTGTTTTCTTGTCACCGTCTTGATCTCCTTATGGCATAGTCAACACTTCTGTACTCTCTCAAGTAAAATGTATCAAGAGTGGATTCTCTAAAGTGTCCGTCTACATTTCTCGACTTAACAATATACGGCAATGCCATGTGTAACTCAGATGTGTATCTTGGAATAGCATCGGCTTCCAAGTGTACAATCTCCCAGTTCTCGCCAACGGAAGCCATTATGCTTCTGTCTCTCAAAAAGGCTTTGTCCTCGTCTGTGTGATATATACTGCCATCAATTTCCAATATGATTTTCAAATCATATATGACAAAATCAACTTTCCAATTCCCGATTTTAACATTTGTCCGATACCGCAATCCGACATCTTCCATCTGCAAGGCAACCATGATTTCGGGTATACTGTCACAATGTGCTTCTCCTTTTATCAAGTTAATTTTTAGACGGTCTGCACTATCTGAAAAATCTTTACCACGATACATCTTCTCTAATCTTTCTTGAGCGTTATCGACCCTTTTCAATATTTTCAAAATGTCGATTTTTCTAGCACAATCAGAGCAGATATATTTCTCGTCAGAATCTAACATAATTCCACAAAATATACATTCTTTTATCATTCCAAACCTCTTAAATCGGACTCTTGATAATCCTAGCTACATGGTTCTCGTACAAATTCTCGACAAACAGCCGGAAGTTAGCCATTCCATCGCAAACATCATCGAAACGGTTCTTCCCAGAAATCGAATAGCTCAACAAGAAATCCATCATCCGCCCATAATCGCTCTGGCTTGCATAATCATCCTTGATTTTGAACAGACATTGCTTTTTAATCCAGTCAGCATTGACAATGATCCTTGTCTCTTTGTTTGTCTCTGTCGGTTTCGTTGTGATGGAGCAGAACGTATATCCACGCTCTTTAAGCTCGTTCTCGACATCATATGCCAAACGTGAACCACCAGCATTCGACTCAAACTCTATCTTCTGGACTTTATGCGATACCAAGATTTCCACGATTCGGTTTATCTGAATATCAAAGTCCGTGGAATTGTCGCAGATGCAGTCCACTAAGTAATAGTCATTGCCGTACTGGTAAAACACTGGCAGAAACATATAGTCGATTCCAGTAGTTTTTGTATCGCAGACAGCTAAAACTGCATCTGGCTTCTCTTCTGGCAGAGAAATATATCTGCGAATCTCATCTTCGTGGTATAAAAGCCCTTCTCGTTCGATGGGCTGTTGCTTATACAAGCACTTGTACGAGATTTCATCCATTAATTTCTGCTGGTCTTTAAAAAACGCAACAGAAAAACCACCGTACTCGTAATCGAAATTGCTTTCGCCAGTTTTCTCATCGATATCCGGCATCGAGATGACTTTTACTCTTGGCGAACCTTCATACGCAGCAATCAGCCGACCGATAGGATCTAGCGTACTCCAACGAGTAGCTTGCATGATTTCCTTGCAAGGTTTTTGATCTGAATCCATCGTTTTTCTCTGTCTGGCATCTGTTGTATAGGCCATCCATCGTTTTTCTAGTGTGCTTTTATTCAATGCTTCTTCGATTTTTCCAATCAAATCATCTGATAAGAGAAACTTTGAAGCACGAACCTTACCGGCCATTTCAGATCCGACCGATGCAGTCTGCAATGATGGGAACGCTTTGTACTTTCCAACGTTGAATTGCCCCATCTTGGCATTTGTACTCGTAACTTTTAAGTCTGGAAATATTTCTTGCCATGCATATTCATTGCAATCTGTAACAATCTGATAAACACCATCATAATACATCCTTGTAATGTCTCCAGAATGTGAATAGAACAGATTGTAGTCGATTGGAAACCATCCGATTGCTCCAGAATTAAAAAATTTCAGCAGCGTGGTCTTCCCGGTTCCGGGTGGCATCGAGATCAGCACGATATCGTAAATGTCATCCAATGCTCCTTGATATGCTTCTATCAAACCAAATTTGTGAAACTGTTTCCGCTTTGGCATATAAAAACGCTCTTTCGGCAGTCTCTTTTTCTCCAAGTAGAGCAAGTAACTGTCAAACACTCGTTCTCTGGCTTCCAGAAGCAGAACATCATACCACAAGTCTAGAATCTCAAAACGGTCATCATGCTCAAAACAGTATTTTTCCAAATCCCACAATGTGCCACCCGTCTGATTGAAGACAAACTGGTCTATAGCCTTTTTTGTTTTTTGAGATATTTTTAAACCATAATTTCTGTCATTATCTGCGATAAAAGCATAACCGACCGCATCTTTCATTGCTCGGATAACATCTAAATCGATTCCATTACTGGCTATATAATCCTCATATCCATTAAATAAATTTATCAGTCGCTCAGAAGCCATATCACTCATCCCTACTGTTGAATTCTCGTCTTTCGTCACCAGTTAAGTAATCTATCAATACCTTTGCTCTCTTTCTCTTGATGATCCTGCGAATTCTAACAGTCTTTCCTAGTCGCAAATTTCTTGCCATCGCATCGGATTTCTGCAATATCTGTCTCCGTATTTCTTCATGTTCGTCCGAAGCACTTCCAAACCAATATCCTGGCACTTCTTCTTCTCGCACAACAGCATTCCAACGCTTTGTAAGTGTCGGTCTGGACAAACCTGTTATTATGCAGGCAGATTCCAATGATATTCGATCTAAAAGAAATAAATCAAGGCAAGCATAAAATAGATCCTCATCAACCTTCTTGCATTCAAAATGTGATTTGTGACCCTTTTTATATCTTGCTTCTCCCTTTTCAGATCCCATCTTTTTCCTCAAACACTATTTTGTCATCATGATATGTGTTCCAAAGTTTGATAAATAACTCAGCCTGTTCACGACTAAGATTTTGGCAAAGGAAATTGATGTTTGCATCACTAATATCGACCAGTGCTTCGCCATCAAATGCACCGTAGCCAATAATATCCAGACTAACACATGGCACTGTTTCATAGCTTTGCTCAATCTTGTAGCTCTGACACAATACATCTTTTCCGTCTAACATGATTTTTGTTCTGCCCTGTTTGTCTCTGTCAAACTGGTTTATGGTAAATCTGTGAAATCCTAAATTCATGTTTGTCTCCCTTCTCCCACATTCCAAGCCAGCTACATTCCATGCGGAGTTTCACTGGCCATGTGGGAGCGCAACTTGTAACTGCACTTGCCAAAAGCAGGTGAATCCACCGTATAGCTATGACCCTATACAGCAGACGAAAAATTCAGATTGTGCCTTGAAAACTCCTCGCCACAATGCTCGAATGGCTACCAAAACTCCAGCACATAGTTTTTTGTTGCAAGGCTTAACAGACTATCACCTCTTACGCAAACTTGAGAAGAATTCCACATGAGCATATTTCATGATTTAAAAACTGACCTTCGCCATACATACATATTTCCGTTGTGATGTTCTGCCAACACTCCAACAAGTCTGAGCCTATCCATCGTCACGAATAGACTTCTTGCCGGTCTGCTTACGCAGTAATTGTGTGCCGGATTGATTACTGACAACTTTCACGCATCATTCAGATAATGTTTTAATAATATTTTATCGCCAAAAATGTTTTAAAACATACAATCAATGCGGATTTGCGCTACTCGTACACCGAACAGACCTTATACCCAGATTTCTCTGGTTCAACCGCACCTTGCCTTCACCGGCATATGGCTTATTTGAGATTTCCGGCTGTTTCCAATGCTTCTCACACATCGGGCATACTGGATTCAACACTCCGCAGGAGTTGCCT